TTACAGATTACGCGGACATCACCTTTTTAGAAATACAAGGCGACATTTACGACGAAAGCAACCGTGCAGGTGGTGAGTACAAAACCACAACGCGGCAGCTATCTCTACTCATAGAGAATGGCGTCAAGGTGCCTTTGTATAGCGCAGGGACGCCAGGCACAACCGGAGCAAGTCATCATTTTGTTGATCTTGCAATGCACTTGTTTGCGTTGAACAAGCGTCTAGTTGCAGGCACGACCGCCGACATTGCATCGCCTATCGACACTTCAAACCTGCAATCGTTAGCGGCTTTCCATACAAACTTTGGCCTGTTCTTCAATGGAATTATCGAGCAAAGCGTGAATATCATTGATTTCATATCAACGATGGCGCCTTTCTTTTACCTTTCCTTCGTCTCGGAGAATGGAAGATATGCCCTCAAGCCATTGCTCCCTCTCACAAGTGGCAATGAAATTGACACTGGGGCAATAACCCCTTCTGCAACATTTACAGACGCAAACATTATCAGTGGAAGCTTTGAAAAACAATATGTTGAGGCGGAGGAACGCAGAGACGTGCAGATCTCAGTTGTCTTTCAGGAATCAATAAAGCGTCGCATTGGGATACAGAAATCAAATTTAGTAAGGTTCACAAATGTTGGAAGTGATGCAAGGGTTGTCCAATACGACATGTCTGATTGCTGCGTGTTCGGCAGACATGCTGTCAAGTTTGCAAAACTGCAGCTCGCTATTCGGAAGCATTCAACCCATACGATCTCATTTGACA